TTATTTACCCTGAAGGTTTGCCGCCGGGAAACCGCCAAACGGCAGTGGATTACCGGCCCCGAACCGCGCTTCGCAGTCCGGCATCAGACCACCGCACATATCCAGCGCGGGGTTATCTGTGGGGGTGCCGTCCTTGAGAAAATAGCGGTTCCCGTTGTAGTCGCACCCGGTACCGGTGCGGTACCAGCCGCGCGTGCACCAGGTGCATACGGGCGTGATCTGCCGGGTGGGCAGCTGCAGGTTCTGTATGTCAAAGGGTGAGCACAGCTCAAAATCGACCTGCACCCGCGTTTCGGCAGTTTTGGCGTTGACGTAAAAAAGCTGCACGCGCTCATCTGCCGGGCTGGCGTTCGGGTTGCCGGCTGTCCAGTTGGCTGCGTCCAGGTATTTCGCCAGCGTGGTGTGGATCTTCACCTTTGCCCTCGCCAGGTCGTCGAACTCAAGGCACAGCGCCGTCACGTAGTTGCCGACATTCGACACGGAAAGCGTGGGGGTGGGCTGCGCGCCCGTGCTGGAGAGTTCCAGGCCTTTCAGCTCGTACGGATAAGGGTCGTACTGCTGACCCTGCCAGACGATCGCGGGCAGGTTGTCGGCAGCGAAGACGGCCCAGCCAGCCGTGGCAATATTGTGCGCATGGAAGCGCAGTATCGTATCCATGCCAAACTCGGTGCCGTCTATTTCAATCAGCTGGACTAGCTGGCCCGGTTCAAGCTGCTGTATATCCTGCGTGAAACTCATATTCACCCCATAAAAAAACCGCCCGGAGGCGGTAGGTCATTCTGGCTTTGAAGATATTCAGGGAGCAAAGGACTGCTCGAACGTGAACGCTACTGTCGCTTTTTTTCCGGAAGGGAACGAAACACTGAAGGAATCAGCCCTCATCCGGTAGAGCTTCTTCTCCCCCCAGGGGTTCGTCCACCAGAACGATTTTGTGATGTGCGACATAAGGAACGCACGCAGCACTGCGGCCTCGATTCGTGTTCCCGTCCAGTCAAGATCCCATACTTCGGACTTGTCATTGATCCCCATCCCAGCGATCTGTTTATACCCGTCGCCAAACTGGGACTGAAGCGTACGGGCGCTTTCCGTACCCCGGGCTGTTTTACGGGTGCGCCAGCTGAATGTGTCTGTCACTGCTACCTCCTTGGGTAAAGTACACCTCCCGGCCCCATCTCCTTTTTAAGCCGGTCAGTAATGGTCTGCTGAACAATCCCCTGAAGCTGTCGCGCCGTTCCGATGGTGTCCGCCTGGCTGGACTCGCCACCACCCTGCTGACTGACACTGACCGGTGCATAAACACTTATTCCCCCTGTGGCCGCAGCGGGCATACTGCCGCCACCCACCAGTCCGCCGGACGCGTAACCGCGCATCATGCTGTACAGATTCCCCACCCCGATCCGGCTGGTCGCCTCTTTGGTAAAAACGAACTCCCCGCGATGAACCACTCCGGCAGGCTCATATTTACCGCCCGATCCGGTATAGCCTCCCCCGGCAAATCCGATAGCCGAACTGACAGCGCCTACGATCCCTACCCCCGCCTGTTTAAGGGCGATTTGCGCCAGCATCGAAAGCGTTGAGCGGGTGAAGTCACCCCACTTTGCTTTACCGGTGGTAAGCATGTCGGCAAGATTTTGCGTCATTCCGTCAAAGGTGCTGGCCGCGACATTTTTCATCTGGCCGTACGCGTCACCCGCAGAATCGGCGTAATCAGCCCAGGCGGATTTTCCACCAGACAGCCAGTCACCACGGACTTTATCCTGTTTCTGATAATATCCCTGTAGCGCCTGTAGCTCTTTCTGGTAGCCCTGATCTTTTTCAGACCCGCCACCGTTTTTCCACCCCTGTAGTAACTGAGCCTCTTCATTGCGCCGCTGTGCAGCACGACTGCTCATCCCCGCGCTTTCCGCCAGCGCCCGGGTTTTCTCACCCATCTGGGTAACGTATTTTTGCGATGTATCCTGCAGACGGTTGAGGCGTTCCTGCGTGACGATCTGGTCACCCAGTTTTGCATTGATCTCTGCCTGCGCGAGCACCCTATCCTTGCTGGCGAGCAGGGACTTTTCATCTTCGGTGAGCGCCCTGGTTCTGGCAGCCTGCTCCAGGACCGTAAATCTGGCCTGTTCTTTCCACAACTGCTGGCGCTGTTGGCTGATCGTGTCATTGATATCACTGTGCTGACGCAAAACCTCAAGCTGCGTCTGCAACTCCAGTGTCTGCGCACTGGTATTGTCGGTGAGTTTTGCGCCTCCAGGCGTTCTGCCTTTCGTCGGTTTTTTCAGAGAGTCCTCGTACTCCTTTCTGGCCGCCGCCATGTTGATGTTGTAATCCGCCTGCAGGATCCGTCCATCTTTCAGAGCCTTATTCAACTCATTCTGTCGTGAGGTGTATTTCTCCAGCGCTGACTGCGTTTTAGCGTAATTAGACTGCGCCTGTGCAGCATATTTCTGACGATCAGATTCCGCTACCGCTTCGCGGGAGGTATTCTCCTCGTTCGCTTTAGCAATCCCCGCCTGCTGCTGCGCCATATCCAGTGCCAGGCGGGCCGTCTCCCGGTCATTCCAGAACCGGGCGCGCGCCTCATCATTTACATAATGATCGCCCTTTCGCAGGTTCCAGATCTCATCGGCTTTTTTGAACGCAGCTTCTGCTTTTGCCACCATTGCCTGGGCGGTATCGGGCCGACCGACATCAAGCGCCGCATCCCACATCGATTTGAAGGCGCGCTTCAGTGTGTCAGCAGCTGACTCAATCGACCCCATGTTTTCCCGGATGGATTTGGTCTGATCGTCGAATCCGGCGGTGGCCGCGTTGTTTGCCGCCTTAAGAGCCCCGGCTTCATCACCGGCACGCTGCAACTGGGCAACATGTGCGATTTGCTCGGCGGTGACGTTGTGAAATTGCTGAGCCATTGCAATAAGCCCGGATGTCGGGTCAGTTGTCAGCTTGCCATACGCAGCGGCAACCTTATCGACTGGTACACCCGATGCTTCGGTGAAGCGGGCAACGGCCTGACTCATGTCGTCAAAATGGGCACCGGCACGCACGCCAGCGTTGATCAGCTCTGTCAGTGCCTTGCTCGTCTGATTAAACGTAAGTCCGGCGGACTGGCCGCTTCGCGCCAGCGTGAGCATCCGATCGGCACTCAGCCCCGCAGTGTTACCGGAGAGCACCAATGTTTTGTTGAAATCGGATAATGTGGACGAGCCGGCATACCAGGTATATAACAGCGCCCCTGTCGCTGAAGAGAGCGCACCAATACCAAGCATAACTGGCGAGATAGAACCCAACAGCGCACGAAACGTTGGAATAACACCGCCAAAGGAATCTTTTACCTGACCGCCTTGCTGGAGCAGGATCAGCCAGGGGTTCTGCCCGCCCGCCAGCTGCGTTGCCACATCAGTAAACTGCGCCGGGAGCATGCGCATCGCCGCAGTATACTGACCGACAGAGATGCCTGCCTTGCGGGCAGCGCTCTCCTGGCGGCTGAATGACTGCTGGATTCGCAAAGCTGAATCGTTCGCCGCGTCTCCCGTCTGCTTAAATTCTTTTTTGACGTAGCTGATTTGCTCGTTAAATTTCGTCGAGTTAACGTCAAGATTAACAACCAGATCACCGACTGCCGTCTGGGCCATAACGCACGCCTCCTGATATACCTGCCGCCTTCACCATCAGCGCATCGTCGTCCTGCTCTGCTACTTCAACAGGCTCAGATGCAGGCGAAAGAATGCTGAAGCTGTCAGGCGTCAGCTCCGGATCGGCAAAAAACAGGGTTGAAATGGTGTAGAGCAGGCCGGAAAAGTGGGCGTCCAGCTGCGCATCATGAAAGAAGTTATCCCGGTAGAAGTTTTTCCAGTCGCCATACTCCGTTGAGGACATGCCAGCAAGCATGGCGCGCCAGTCAGGGCGACCGAACTCGCGCGCCAGTTTCAGCGCAAACGTCAGCTCACTGGCGAGGGCTTTTCCGCCGTAACAGGTTCTGCAGGTTCGCTGATTTCACCCCGCAGATCCTCCGACTGCGGTTCAATCATGCCGGAGAGGAGTTTCACCTTATAATCCGCTTCAGCAATAAGCTCTGTCGGCCAGGTCTGCAGGACTTCATCCTGAATTTTAGACACTTCCGCTGACGCACCCTCAGGGAAGGTGCCTTTCAGCGCATGACCATGCCAGAGTGACAGCGCCACCAGGTAAGCACCGTTTTTCACGGTGAGGGTGATAGCAGCCTGGAAATCACCTTCTTCAACCGCTTCCAGCTTTTTCAAGTATTCAAGGTGTTCGATGCGCTGCAGCGCCGACAGCTGGTACAGCGTCACGCTGCTGCCGTTACGCTCGAGCAGTTCAGTTTTAAGAAACATATTTACTCCGGAGTACGGGGCTCACGCCCCGGGATTCAGGAAACAGTCACCTTGCAGATCGCCACAAAGTTACCGCTATTGGTCATGACGATAATTTCAACCATGCCCGCTGCCACGCCGGTGACAGTCAGAGTTGAACCACTGAGGGTTACTGTGGCCTTCGACGGGTCGGAAGTCGCCACACGGAAGGAGACGTCAGAGGCGCTGGATGGAAGGACTGATACGACCAGCTGCGTGGTCGCACCGACAGCAACCGCGGCGGTGGATTTATCCAGGCTGATCCCGGTCACGCCAATCACCGCCGTGCCGCTGTCTTCTGCCAGAGCGGGTTTACCGTTATTGGTGATTTTTACCGTTCGGGTAATCACTTCTTTTGCTGAAACCGACTTACCCAGGCTGCTTACCCAGCCTTTAAATACATCGACGGTGCCATTCGGGTATTTGATTTTGTATCCCTTCACCGCGCCGCCATCGAACCAGTTCACCAGATCCTGCTGACCGCTTTCACCCGGCAGCCATGCCAGGGTAAAGCTGGTATCGCCGGCGGATTTTTGCCCCTGCATGGTGGAGGTCCAGTCGGCGTTATCATCATCAATGTAGGTGTCATCTTCTGACTCGGCGGTGAGTTCACCTGGCTGCAGATCCTTAATCTTTGCCAGTCGCAGCCAGCCAACATCCGAAACCGGATTGGCATACGGCTCACCACTTCCGGTATAAATCCAGAGCGTGGTACCGGCACCTTTCGTCGGTACCAGCGGGTTAGGTGTGGTCATAACTTCCTCACATTTCGTAGGTAATGGAATATTTCAGGTCGACTGAACTCCAGAGACCGATATCATCATCGCGCTGGTAGTCATAGCCCTGCTGCACCATGGTGGTGATCAGGAATGCAAGCCCCGGGATCTCCGCCAGAACCGGATAAATACGCGCTTCCATCCATTCATCCAGCTCCGAATCAGGCACCTGCGCCGGAAGAAAAACTTCAATATGAAGAGTGGCCTGCCAGATATCGGCATCCAGCTCTTCTCCTGTGTACTCTGCATCGGTCAGATAGACGGCAATGGCCGGGAAGTCGCCTTCCTCGAGGACAGCAGGCCTGCCGTCAAAATAAATAACGTCTGTGCCGATTGCGCTTTCCAGCGAGTCGAGGATCGACTGTCGGATGTCACTGTGTTTCATCGTGTCAGAATCAGCCTGAGTTGGTTTGTAAGGGATGCCCTGAGTTCTTTGGGCATATCAGAATCCATAAGCTTCGGCAGCTCAGCTTTAAATGCCGTGGTTAATGGGGCTGCCAGAGGAATGCTGACAACTTCGATCGGATAACGGGGCTTTGCCGTTCGCCTCATGACATGCCAGCGACCGTTTTTAAGCTGCTGAATGAATCCGCCCGGAAAGCGGAATGGGCCAATTCGCAGGACACTGTTGGCCCCTTTTTTATCCCGCTTCCTGCGGGAGAGGCGCACGCTGGCGGTACCGAGCTTTATGGCCGGTAAATTGCCGCGGTTCACGCGGATAAGTGCACGAGGTTTTTTGACCGTTGCCCGCCGTACCCTGGCTCTCTGCTTCACCAGCTTTCTTGGGACACGCGTCTCTTTTGATACAATAGTCACGCTCCGGCTGACTGCCCGGCCAGCCACACGGTTAACCGCCTGAGCTGAAGCGCGGGGTACCGCCGTTTTACTGATACTGTTGAGATTATCTATCGCCTGCTCAAGACCTTTGATGGACATAACCCCACCTTAACGACGGCGGGTGCCTGATGGCGGGGTGCCGTTCCCCAGCCAGATGTGACACGATCCGCAATCGTCCGGACCTATACGGTCAACCCAAAAAATCCGTCCGTTAATCGTCAGGACGTCCAGACGCTCCAGCCGGTTAACAGTAGCTGTTTTCACAAACAACGACGGGCTGGTACCCTCAATCCGGATCCCCGCCCCGGCATATCCGATGTTTTCAGGGTCATCGAATACCCCGTTTAACGTGGCACCTAACAATGCGCCGGACGTCACCGTTGCCTCAGAGCCCATAACGCCGCGGATCGTCTCATCCGCCCGGGACATGGCAGCATCAAAGAGATTATCGAAATCAGCCACGGTGCCCCCTGTCAGATTTCTCGGGCCAGCCCATGAGAAATCAGATCGACTGCCACTTTCTCAGCAACGCGGATAGTGACGCCAGGTTCAACAATTGATACAGGTTCGTTCCGTATGCCGTGCAACGCATCAACATGCAGCGTGACCCGCGTCTCAACTGCCACCAGCTCATCATTGCCAGATGAGGTTGAGTCAGCAGCACCGGCAGTTTCCGGGGGTTCAATTTTGCCCGCATTTGCCCCACTACCGGCTTCGGCCTGACCGCTGCTTTCACCGGTATTCTCGTCTGTTCCTTCATCCAGCTCTTCTTCAAGCTCGGCAATACGCATCGAAAGCTCCTGGATTGTGCCGCTGGTATTCACATCGCGGCCAAGCATTTTGCCCAGCTCTTTCAGACGGGCGATCAGTGTTTCTTTTTCAGTCATGGAAACTATTCCTGAGATATGGCCCCGCAGGGCCACTGGATGGAAATTACGCGAGTTTTACGGAAACAAACTCGTCCGCGTCTGCAAGCAGCATCAGCGGCGCGGACTGGATCATGGTGAATTCACGGGCCGGGTCACCGGTCTGTACCCAGTTTTTCGGATAGCGTGCAGAGGCGTTAATGCCCTCACGCTGCGCGTCCACATCCTGGATGCAGCCATAGGTTCGCAGACCGCGCGCCTGTGTGTTACCCAGTACCATGGTGTTATCCGGCAGGTAATTCTTCTGCGCGCCTCCTTCAACGTACTGACCTGCATACACGACGATTGCCACATCACCGTACATACCCTTATAGGAAACCGCCTGACCGAGATCCTTCAGGGCCGTCTCAAGTTCCGAGTTAGAGCCGCGTCGGGTATCCAGCTTGTCTTTTACCGCTTTGAAGGAGCGGAACAGTGACCAGCCCTTCGGATCGAAGACAATAATGTTGACCACGCCGCTGGCATTCACCGCATACGTCTCGATGTCATCGGTCGGGTCATAGGTTTCCTTGTCCCGGGCGGACCAGGCCGCAGCACCTGCCTGAACAATGTTGTTTCTGGCGCTGCGCTGCATATCCACCTCCACCGGCTCGAACGCCTCCCCGGTCATGGTGTATTTACCGCTGAGGACGGCGGATACGGCCTGCATCTCTTCTACCTGCGCAATCGCCAGCTCTTCATCCTTCATGTTCTGAAGAATGATGCGGCGGCGGCGATAGGCAGGATCCGCCAGGTTCTGAGGATCTTCATCCGGCAGGCGACGCAGGGTCATCTGCGGGTTCACTTCGTGCTTGGGTTTGACATATCCAGGTGTAAATTCTGAGGTGGTACCCCCGCGGGAACGGATGACCTTGCCGGAAATAACAGGCGAGACATACAGCGCCATGTTAACCAGACCCGGGATTTGCGACAGGTACACTTTCTCAGTGCTGAAGGGATAGCTTTCGCGGAAGAAGATGCGCAGGAAAAGCGGATCAAACTTAAATTTCTTCTCATTGACCGCCAGCAACTGGGCAGTGGTATACATTGACATAGATTTTTCCCGTAAAAAAAGCCGCGCTGGCGGCCTTTATGGATGAAAGAGACTGATACGAAGTGACTTAAACGATGCTGATGCCCGTGCCGGTGAAAGCATTGCGCTTGATGTGGTCGTCGGTGACGGCAGAAGGCCAGAGCACATCTTCAATGCGGAATGAGCCTGATTTATAAAATGCCAGCTCCGCGCTGCTCTGATCTGCAGTAACAGCCAGAATGCCGCATGCTGCACCTGCATGCTCGCCGTCCCAGATGGTCAGTTTGCCGGACGTAGCATCGAGCATGAGCGGGGTCATTGCCGGGGTGGATGCCGTCAGCTCGCCCGGTGCATACGCGGTGTGTGCCGGATCGCTGTTACCGAGCGGCTGGTGATGAGTAAATACTTCGGTGATTGCCATGTTAGCCTCTTAAACGGGGGTGTTTAACAAATCTTCGCCGGCTTCAGCAGAGGCATTCCCTGTTGAAAGCGCGCCTGGTGCGGTTTCCATCAGACGATCCAGCGCCGTATCGGTACGCGCCTGGGCACTTTGCGGTGCCGCGGCCAGAATGCGCTGCGCACTCTCGACCGTCATGCCCGGCGTTTCGGCCAGCGCACGGGCCTGTGATTCGCGACCTTTTGCCTCTTCACAGTTCAGAATACCCATGATGCGACCATTCTCGGCGGCTACGGCTGCCGATACCTGAGCGCTGAGGTCTGCCGGGGCCGTCAGGGCAGCGGTTGTTGTGTCAACGGTAGTGACCTGCTCAGCCAGTGCAGTAGTCTGTGTAGCTGTCTGGTCAGCTGGCTGATTGGTCGCTGCAGATGCAGAAGGTGATGGCATAGTTCCTCCAGTGGTTGTTTTTTTGCGTCTGTCGAGTGCTTCACGCATCACGCCGAGCGCATCGGTATTGTTAACAAGTTCATCCGCCAGACCGTTATCCACGGACTCATGGCCGGAGAAGACAGCCGCCTCGGTGTCCATTACGGCCTGCACAGACATGCTGGTATAAGCGGAAACCTTTTCGGCAAACATCTGACGCGTGGCGTCTATTCGCGTCTGAAAGTCAGCGCGAACGTCCTTTGGTAGTTTTTCGTAGGGATTGCCGTCGATTTTATGATCGCCGCTGTAAATCAGCGTGACCTCGACGCCCTGCGTTTTCAGGGCGGCTCCGTAATTGCTGTGCGCCATCATCACGCCGATTGAGCCCGTCCGCGCGGTCTGGGTAACCAGCCGGCGGGAAGCGGCACTGGCGATAAGCTGCCCGGCGCTGCAGTTCATATCGTTTGCCAGCGCCCAGATGGGTTTGATATCGCGCATACGCGCAATAATGTCGGCGCAGTCAAATGCGCCAGACACCATCCCGCCAGGCGTATCCATATCAAGAAGAATGCCGTCTACACCAGGATCACTCATGGCCTGCTGCAGGCGAGCAATAATGCCGTTGTATCCCGTCATGCCGGAATAAGGCTGCAGCGAACGGGTTTTACTCACCAGCGTGCCGGAAACCGGCAGCACCGCGATGCCGTTCGTTATCTGGTAACTGCGTGACGGCCGGGGACCCATTTCCTCGTCATCGCCAAAGAGCGCCAGCGGTTCGGCAATCTGCTCAGCACCAAGCGTTGCGCCCGACACCGTATCGGTAAGTCGGGTAATGCCCAACTGGCCCGCCAGCGCGCAAAAGAAAACCCGCGCGTAGGCGGGTTCAAGCATCAGCGGCTCATTAAAAGCCATGCTGGCAATATGCGGGAGATTACGCAGCTCTGGCGTCATCTTTCTCCTCCTCATTTGATTTTTTCAGGCCGGATTCAAAGGCGACTGCCGCCCATGCCGGAGGTGTAAGGCCCGCAGCCCGGCGTTCGATTGTTTCTCTCACCTGCTGGGCAAATATCTCCTGGTAGTCTTCACCCCGTTTAGCGCACTCTTTCTCATAGGTGCTGAGCCCCGCTTCAATCAGCATGGCGGCTTCCTGCACTTCTTTCAGTCCGTCAATTGCCATTCGTCCTGAGCCAATCCAGTCGCAGTTACCCCAGGCACTTCTCGCCTCCTGGAAACTGAAGCGAGCTTTAGAAGGCAGAGTGACCACACGACGGACGACGGCCTCCTCCAGCCAGCAAAGAAACATCTGGCTGGCCTGGCGGGATGCGACAAACTTGCGACGCCCCATGAAATAGGCCCAGGACTCGTTGGCGCTGGCGCGTGCGGTGGAGTAACTCATCTGCGAATAGTTGCGCGAAAGCTGCTCGTATGACACCCCCAGTCCGGCGGCGATATAACGCAGCAGTGACTGCTCAAAGGTTGAATAACCGTTGTCCGTGTCCTGTGCTGACTGAAGATTCAGTGAATCACCAGGCATCAGATGCGGGACTTTAGCACCACCGAGCCGAACCGGCGCTGCGGTGTAATACGATGCCATTTCACCCAGCCAGCCTGTCATTTTGCTTTGCTGGTCTTTACTGTCAGAGCCGAGAATAAAATCCATCGCCGTCTGCGTGTCCAGCTCACTTTCGATTGTGGCGGCATACATCGCTTTCACGATCGCACTCTGCAGCTGCGTATTTTGCAGGGTATCGAGCATTTTCATCTGCTCCATCACGCTGTAAAACACGTTGGCACCTCGGGTTTGTCCGTCTTCAAGCGGCTCGAACACGTGGATAAAAGATGGTCTGCCCCCGGGCAGCTCACGGGGGATATACGTCCACTTCTGCGCCATCCAGCCCGGATACCCGTCCTCGCTCACCCAGTAACCCAGCGCTGCACCAGTATCGTTTATGCTGACACCGGCACGGCAGTTGCGAGTGTCTCCCATGTTATTCGGGTTACTGACACGCTTCGGGCTGACCATTTTGAATTGCGTGCGAAAAAGGCGGGTGGCACTGCTGTCCCAGGTGGCCTGAGCACACAACTCACCGTTGAAAGCATGCATTGCAACACCTTCACGGATCATCATGGTGAACGTGCGTTTGCGTTCGGCATCAATGCAGCAGCAGTCGTCTTCAGCAAATTCCTTCCATGCCGCCTCGACTTCCCGGGAGAATGCCCGGGCCTCCTCTTCACTAATACCGAGGAAGCGCCAGCTTGGGCGATGGCTTAGCCGGAAAAATGACCCGACAATATGATCCTGGTGAAGCTGGACGGCATTGGCTGCATAGCCATTATTCCTGACCAGATCATCAGCCCTGGCATTACCGCGCGAAAAATTGGGAAGAAGTGCGGCATCGGCACTTTCACTCGGTGGATTCCATGCCCGTAACTGGCCCCCAAATCCTCCCCCTCCGCCGTGATAACCGGCATAGTCCCGCAGGGATGTTTTACCGTCCGGCCCCACTAAAGCTGGTAATTTCATACGTAAAACCCTGCCGGTCCCCGGCGCCGTGAAGTGGAACCAACCTGAGATTCAAGGTCAGCAATGTATTTTTTGAGGTCAGAGACAGAAGTGGCGGTAAACTCCACTTTGCGACCATCTTTCTGTACCGTCGCAACCCGCTTACCCATCATGAGGTCATGTAACGCAGCGCGCGCTGCTTCCAGGTCAGCCTGTGTCGCCATTATTCTTCTCCGGATAATGCCCGGGCGTAATCCGCCAGGGTTTTATTATTTTTACGGCCGCTGTCTTCCTCCAGCAGACCTGCCAGGAGAGCATCGAGATTAAGCTGCCACCGCGAGATGCTGATCCGCAGGGCTGCAAGTGCATATACAAAGCAGTCAAGCGCTTCATTTCGTCGTTTTTTGCTGTCCCATACGATTTTTTTCTTACCGTCCACCCACTTTTCGACCTGCTCCTCAGCTGTCAGTTGCTGAGCTTCAGCTAAATCATAGATTTCAGGGTTATTCGGGAAATGCACCGCGCCAGCAAGGGGCTCGTCGCCCTCTGGCACCAGTGTGAAACGGTTATAGATTTGTTCTTTTGCCGTATCGGTCCCCACTTCCGTAAGATAAACACCGTTTTTGTTGCGTTTACGTGGCATGCTCGCAACGGGTTTACCGTAGACAGATGCTCCTTTAATGGGTATCAGGCGGAACAGGCCATGCTTTTTCGAGCGGGTATAAACGATGGTCGGGTCGATACCGCCAATATCCCAGCAGATACGTGAAATCGACATTTCCACTCCATTCTGCCGGGTATATGTCCGGTTGATCCCCTCATCCACCCTGAGCAGAGTGGCTTCATCGTCATGACGGCCCATGATAATCAGTCTGTCGATGAGCCAGCTTTCTTCGCCTGGCCCCCACCCCCAGACCCGCATTTCATAACGATCAAGCTGTGAGTCGATCCCTGCAGTGAGATAGGCAACCCGTTCCGGAACCGCGGCACCAAAGTGTTCTTTGCGTTCGGCCATCACGTCAGCATCGGGGCGATCGCCGATTTTCGGCTCCCATGTCTCGCCAAGCGTAGTATTCACAAAAGTCTTACGCTTGCCGGTATCCCCTTTTGTTTTGATCCAGTCTTTGACGATTTGTACCCAGGTCGTGAAGGGGCTGTAGGCGGTCCAGATATGAAAAGTGACGCTGTCTGGTGGATCAATTTCGGTACCGGATGATGAAAACCAGCACAGACCGTCCCGCGTCCATATACCCGTTTCGTCGCAAATATAACGTGCCTGCGCAAAATCGAGCTCCTGCTGCTTGATCACACAGGCGTTGTGCTCGCAAAGATAGAACACGCTGGCAGGTTCACCCGGCGTCCACTTGAAACCGAACGGCGTCTCTTTATCGCCGAATTTCAGGTATTGCTCTTCCCCACAATGCGGGCAGGGAACGTGGAACCGTAAAAAATGCTGTGACTCTTTAGCAGCACGCTCAATCTGGCAGGTGCCCCTGACTTTTGGTGTGGATCCCCGGATAGACTTGGGCCATACCGATCCTTCAATACGCTTATCGCCCAGAAATGTCGGGGAGCCCTCTTTCTCGATATCTTCATCGAAGGCAGCCAGTTCGTCATAGCCCGCCACATCGACGGATTTCTCACGATAGTTTTTTGCGGCCTTCCCCCCCAGACACCAGAACCCACGCCCGTTTGAAAATCGCTTCATACTGAGGGTGTTGTCCCGGTGTTTTTTGCCATACCAGGGAGCCAGCGCCAGCAAGGTGGGAATATCACGGATTGTCGGTTCGACATGCGACTTCATAAAGTTTTCGGCATCGCCGTCAGTTGGCAACCAGATAAGGGAGTTTCGCTGCTTATGCTGGATGAAATACGCATAAACCCCGAGCAGCATTTTTGAATAACCAACACGGGCAGACTTCACGACGTTCACTTCACGGATATAGTCATTGCCCATCGCATTCATGATCGCACGCTGAAATGGCAGTGTTTCCCAGCGGCCCTCCTGGTAAGCAGACTCTTTCGGAAGATAATAATTATCGTCTGCCCACTCAACGGCTGTCTGCGGCTCGGGACGGAAGAGCGAACGGAGCCCCGCACTCACAGAGTGCTGTACCCCCTTAGCCTGACTGTTCGATATATTCACTCAGCAACCCCGGTATCATTTCATCCAGCGCAGCTGCTTTGTTCATGGCCTTAATGATGTCCTTCTTAAGGAAATCAATATGTCGGTTTTCCAGCTCCGGGAAGCGCCGCTGAACCGACAGAGGCACTCCATCGAGAATACTGGCAATTTCTCCGGCTATCCGCGACAGCACGAACGTGCAGAATGCGGTCTCCACCACCTCAGCGGACTCTTTGGCATTTTTAAGTTCCTGAGCGTCAGCCTGTGCTCGGGTGAGACGGTGTCGCTCATATTCAATGGTGCCGGGTTGAAGATCGGACTCGGAAGCAATGCGCAGATCCTCAACCTCTTTTCGTAATTTTTCATTTTCTATTGCAGCATCCCGCGCTGAATACCATTCGATAACGGCGGCGGAATCATACAGAACCTCGTTTCCCTTCCCGCCCCCACGCGCTACCGGCATCCCCTGGTCCTGCCAGTTCTGGATCGTGCGAACGCTGACGCCGAAAATCTCGGATAGGTGTTTTTTGTTAACCTCCATTGCTCACTCCTGGCATAAAACAGAGAAAGGAAACGACAAACGCCAAATCACCGTTTTCAGGCTTCACAATTTCTTTTCTTTTGAAAGGGTATTTTTAATAAAAACAGCCAGATAGCAAGAAGAAGAACGGAAACGGTAAAAACCCGAAAATTTTCATAAATAGCGAGAATCTGCGAGGACGCCGCCCCGTAACAGGCCGATATGCTGGAAAGGACCCGCTAATGATAATAAATATCATTAGCATTATTGTGTACCGCATCGGCACCCCCATTTCGACATCTGGACGTCTAACACCCCCAAATGATTTCGAGCTTATTTAAACGGTCAGGTTGTTTCAAAGTATCGAAGTGCTGACAGTCTCCGTTTTGCTAGGCATGCTATGCACGTAAAAAAGCCTCGCTTTTGCGAGGCTGTACTTAACCAACCGCCAGATGCTTATTCGTCTTTCTTGATCACAACTTCCTGCGGTCTCATCTGCTGGATAGCACGGCAGATGCAGTATGGGATGACAGCCCAGGCAACACCCATAGCTGCGCCAGCTGCCTGCTGTGGTGCGCTTACAGCTCCAAATACAGCAACAATACCCTCAATAAAACCAACTATCCCACATACGATACAAATTGCCCAAAGGAATTTCATTAACCTAACTCCATTTAAAAAAGAGCTATTAGGATAAATCTGCAAACCTTTTAGTAAAGCATTATCGCCTGTGAAAAGTGCCTGCCTACCGATAAGCGTAGTTTATCCCCTACAAGGTATATTTTCGATTTATCCGCCAGAAGGGATATGGAAAGTTCGTTTTCTTCGGCACCTCCGGCTTCGGATTACTGTTAAACTTGGGTGCCTGCGCCTTTTGTATAAGTCCTGTGCGTCAGAATTAAAATTTGTTAGTACCTGGAATGCTGTAGCATCAAGAGAAATTTCAGAAGAGAATACCAGGTACCACGAGCAAACATCAAAACGGAATGAATATTCAGTAAGAACGACACCGTTGCCCTCAGGAAGAGGGCTTTTGTTGAGCAATTCATTACGTCACACTTCGACTATGAGAGAAGTCCTATGACCCCTTCTAATTGGCATGCGCATAATAAACTTGTAACGAATATGCACTTGCATGCCCTCATGAGCAGACCGGGTTTCCTGCTCATGAGGGTTTTTTCTTTTTCATCATCCAGGCTGATAGCTTAATAACCGCCCGCAGGCGTCTTATTTAAAATCGTTCTTTTTCTTTAGAAGCCCAGCGATATCACCCTTAGCGAGCAAAACCATATCGACGGTTGCTGTTATAAGCGTGTAAAAGCCCAAAGATTTAAGCTGCGAGTAGATCTCTACACTCGTACCTTGGCTAATATTTTTGAAAAGCTCCTGACTTATGCTATCACCCTTAATCTCAATATATTCAATTTCATCCTCTTCATCATAGATTCTGCTTGCTGACATAGCTGGGAAATTGCTGCCGATGATAGTTACAATTATCTCTTCCATATCCACCTCTTGTTTGCAGTCCGGCAATAACCTTAGATTACGTAATAATTAAGTTCAATCAATAACTTAACCAATGCCAACGTCAATCCAGCTTTGTAATGCGTCACAGCGTGGCTAACTGTATGTGTTGGCGGAATGAAAAGGACATCATCAGCGCAATCGCAATTGCGCTATTTTATGGCTACTGAACATCAGTGCTTTTTGCGTTTAGCCTTAACCTCTTCTACTGCTTTTTTAACGATGCCACATATTTCTTCAGCGCCATCAGGGCAGTAATGGTTGTACTTCCCGCCCTCATTCATTACCCGGCGTACATCATTCACGACCCCATCCAGGCTGAGGCCTGAATCCTCATTAAGGGACAGGACTACCAGTAATGCCTGTTTAAGATGATCTTCTTTGTCGTTTTGCACAATTCCACCCCGTTCAAAGTTGTCAGACTTTAAATGTAGACTGAATTACCTTAGACATTGCTCGCTGACGTACTGCTGCAGCCCGGCTATTTGTTTTGTGGCGGTTTCGATCCGCTCTCTGAGGGTGAAATAATCCCGTTCAGCGGAGTCAGTAAGTCGGGGGCCGGTGCCATCATCCAGGCCGGTGGTGCTGGTCGCTCCGTTCGTGGTGCATCTGGCGTTGAGCTGCAGCCGACGTTTGCCAGTAGCAACATCGCGCTCAAGCTGAACAATAGTGGCTTTTGCATCCTGCAGTTCTCCGGTGTATTTGGCATCGAGCGCAGCGACATCACGCTGGCGCACCTGCATATCGGTGATGGTGGCGGTTGCCAGTTTCAGGTTTTGCTCGGCGTCATCAGCACGCTTCTTCTCTTCACCTACCTTGCCGAGCAGGAGGTAAATAACCAGGAAGGATAAAAGCAGCTCAATGCCGATTATCAGCCAGGCTTTAGAGGTCATTTTTGCTCTCCGCCAGGCACATGCTGCGCTCCATCTCGCGCCGGTTCTGGAGGCCTTTCCATTTCATGCCACCAGCGTAAACCCAGCGGCGCATTTCTTCGCACGCTCCGTCGTGATCCCCTTTGTTCAGCTTGCGTAGAAGCGTGGACTTCGAGAACGCGTCAGAACCAACGTTGAAGACAAAGCTGTAAAGCGCGGCGCGCTGATACTCGCCCAGCGGCACCCTGACCAGATTGTCTACGGTGCGTTTTGCTGGCTGGAGGTCTTTCCAGAGCAGCTGGTCACACTCGCGATCGGTATACTTCTTCCCTTTCACGATATCCCGCCCAGTATGGCCGTCGCACACAGTCCACGCCCCGGCGACGTCTTTATAGGCCTCGTACTTCCGACCTTCGACACCATCCTGCCCACCGAGGAACAGTGAGGCAATCAGCATTGCGCCGCCACCAGCTGCGGCGATCAGTTTATTGCGAAGGCTGCTGGTCATTGGCATATCAGTCTTCTCCAACTTTCACCGCCGGGCCGTATTTCTCCAGCGCCTTAACCTGCGCATTAGCGACCTTGCGTTTGAAATACCAGTTAATGAGTCCGGTGACGATTATCCCGGCAATACCTGCCAGTACGCCGATGGCGCTCCATTCGTCAGGACTCAGTTTTGTGAGGACGCCGTTCAGGATGGTTCCTCCTGAGGTGCCGAGGGCGACTCCGGTGACAAGTTTGCTCATACGGGACATTTCTCTCACCTCGCCAGGATGCGGGTGCTGTGTGGGTAGGGCTCAGGCTCGCCGGGTGAATTAACGACAGACCTTGATGGGGGTTTCCGGGAGCCTGAAATAAAAAAAAGGCCCGCTTTTCAGCAGGCCTAACTGAGTTTCAATCTAAGTAGGTAGGTATGTTACCTTGCCATTATCCGTGTAACAGCTGTGTCGAGCAGCGTCACTGACCGGTCAGGATGTCCGGCCAATGGTTCTGGCTTGGTTCACAATTTAAAGATAGCACCAGTTTCGAAGCGGGAATAAAAAAAAGCCTGCTCGGAAGAACAGGCTCAAAAAGCACTAACTATGTTTACATACAGGTGCCGGGTGCCTCCCGGTGACTCGTTACCAGTAATACGAGCCGCAAGCACATATACCTTAACTGGATTGCCCGACCGCACAGGGGGATACACCACTTATAATCCTATACCATATATAGAAGCTCATCGGTGTTAATTTCAGGCATGTGGCGGCGTTAACGGTCCTGATAAAATCTCAGCCTCACCGTTATCGCAGATGTCATCGCCCTGCGTCAGATGCCAGACACCAGTTATGATCCGGCCCGTTTCTAGGTCTTCGGTCTCGTCGTTGGTGTAGTAGGCAACCTGAACCCTGCCGTTGTGCTGTATCCAGTAGAAACCTTCTTCCATATCCCCTCCTGTAGAGTGAGAGGAAATTATAAAGGGGCTGGAGCCTGGTGGATTTAGAAATTCTTAAATCGCTATAAAGCAAAAGCCCCACGGTGTTAACCGCAGGGCTTGAAACGAAGGCAGTAACCCATCGTTGGGATGAAATTAACACAGATTCGGGAAAAGTAAATAGCTCACGGTTGAAACGTAAGCTATTTTCGTGAGCGTTAACTTGTTATCTGCTTTAGCTGCGCTTCTGCCCAGGCTTCTTCGATATCAAACTTCGTGATTAGCTGGTCGTAAAACGGCTTAACCGACTTCTTCCACGTATCCAGGCTGATCGCATCTGTAATCTGGCAAACAGCTGCATATGCCTCCGTTGATGGGATTCGCTCATACCCACGTCCGCTGCAGCGCTTACATGTGGTGAATATCGGCACACCCTGTTTCTTCGTTTCCTTCTGGTTTACGGCTTTGCCGCGTCCCCGGCAATCGCTACAGGCTGCGCTGGCAACTCCTTTGCCGGTGCATTTCCGGCATATGACTTTGACCTGGTCTCTGACGTTGCGGCGCTTTTCCCACATACTGGGTTTCACAGTGCGCGCCATCTTGGCCTCATTCCAGTCAGGAGGGAGATCCGCCTTTTTGGGCATGGCAGTTTTCATAGTGAACACGTCAGCCTCAATAAACCCTTGTCCCGCGCAGCAATCGCACTGTTTAACGCTGGCAGCGCTGCGGGAATAGTCCTCAAATGCGAACGTGGCCAGCTGGTGCATTACCAGCGGCTTAACCCCGTCGCTCAGCTTGCGCAGCGCGGCAACTTTATCGCATTTGGTCAGCGCGTATTCGGCCAGCAGCGCGATCGCCCTCTCCCGGTCGTTATGGCTGATCCCCATCTTCCCGAGGAAAGCGCTGTACCCCATGGCGGCGCGTTCCTGCGTCATGCCCATGGCTGCCATGATATCCGTACCGGTCAGAGAATCTGATGTGGTGGCGCGCGGGGAGTCGCTGATTATCGTGGACTTTGCGAAGTGGTATTTCACTGTGTTTTCGAGGTTCATGCTGCGGCTCCTGCCATCAGGTAAATGCGGATAAAGTTACGAACGATGCGATAGTCCACCAGCACCGTTCCCGGGCGGCGATAAATGCGGAGGCGCAGCCAGCGCATGCGAAGCGATTCGATCAGTTCTGGTTTCAAGCTGCGAACTCCTGCTGTCTGGCGCGGCGCTTCTCCAGCGCGCGGGCTTTACGGGTGAAGATGATTTTGATGCGCTGCAGGTATGGGATATCGTACTTCCGAACGGCGTTGTTATTGTTCAGGGCTTCGACCTTCTCTAGCCCAATCCTCTCAATCAGGCCCTGCTCAAACGCTTTCTGAGCGCCAGAACGGTCACGGTTACATTGGGCGCACTGGGCTGCGGTGTTATGCAGATTGAATGCAAGGTGCGCGGCAGCACCACGGGTGCGGTAGTGTCCACAGTCCATGGTTCCGCCATACTTCTGAGCAGGGAGGCGGCCACAGCTGATGCACGGCATTCCGGCATCGCGCAGGCGCACGTAACGGTTGAATGCGGTCTGGGCCTCACTCTTCCACTGCGTTTTGGTTTTCAATGCTATACGCTTCTCGCGGCGGCGCTGCCGCCCCGCCTTCTCCTCTTCGCGCTGGCGCTTCTTCTCAGCTCGCAAAGCCTCGGCGCGGTTCTTTGCGGTCTGCGCTTTGGCAATGGCCGTAGCGCATTCGTAGCAGCAGACCACCTGGCCGTCACGGACCGGGTGGAACCACTCGCGGCAGATCTGGTTTGCGCACTTACGGCGGGGTTTCTTAGCCATGATCACCCCCAGACCTTTTGGCGGAACGTTCTCGGCGTTGGCTCGAAGTACTTAAACTCCTGTCGCTCTATGCTGACGGTCCAAGTGAGGTAATCGCGATTAAGGCTGCGCTTGACCGCTACGCCGCGGCGCTGGTACTGCCGCTGAAGTTCATCGGCCTGTTCGGTTGTGCATTCGGTGTAGTGGAACCATGATTTCGCCATCTGGTTAACCCCCGAAGCTCATCAACTGCGCGGCGGCGTTCTCGGCCTCGCGCTGATTGCTGAATGACCGGTGGAGGATGAACCGCCACAGTACGTTCAGCGTTTCGGTGTAAAGCGGAACAAACGCTGTGTCATCCATACTCGCAAATGAAATGCTCTTTGGGCGCTTACGCTGGCTGCTATCAGGGAGGAATACCACGTCGTAATAACCGGCACAGACGATTACCCATTCACGATAAGCGTCGAATGATTTGCAGGCGGTAATGTTGGATGCGCGGCGGGCTGAGAGGTCGCAGAAGAAATCCTCAACGTAGGATGCCAGTATGTCGCCATTGCCTACTCGTTGTGCCAAGTAATCGGCGTACCGGCTAACAATGTGTTTCTCTGAAGGCGTGATCGCTCCACCAGCTGGCTCCCAGTATTCAAAACCGAGGTTCAGCAGTGAAAAAAACTTGCGGTGTAGAGCTGCATTGCGGACGCGACGGAATTCACCTTCGAGAACTGCGCCGAGCTTACATTTTGAGTGCAGAAAGTCGCTGGTCTCCGGCGTGGCGGGGATCAGGATTCCTGAGGATTGCTTGATGAGTTGTAACTGCGCCATGGGAGCTTTCTCCGTGGCGCTTTGCTGCTCCGTGTCGCTGTTCAGGCGACGTCAGGATTATGGCAGTAGGCTATCTGCTCCGTCAATGCGGAAACCGGCCTCTCGAAGAAGGTAGAGCAACTCAGCAAGCGAGAGAACGTGCTGATCATCACGAACACGCTCCAGACTGGTAATTTCCCCATTATTGCAAGTAATGACGAACTTACCGCCCTCCGAGACTGTTTTAATCGCTTCGGCGACCTCAATGCTCACATCCCCTCCTCACTTTACTATCCTCAAATACCCTCTCCCGGCGGGGAGAACTCCACTCCACAGAGCCAAAATAGCAAATGGCGTAAATTTCCTAATAGGTCCGCCGGAAGAAAAATTCATTTTTCTCTGAATCACTTTAACCATACAACAAAACACTGTATGTATAAACAGTGTTTATTCATTTAGCTTAAGTATGCACAAAAACTATTGATGGATGCAACATCATTTATCCGTTTGATTTGAGAGAGTATTGTTGCCACCAGAACGAAAAAAATGATCTTTTCTTTAACATCAGTAGCGTTGAGAAAATCGTTAGGATATTAATTAGAATCTGCAACCATCACTAACGCCCGGGCCACAGGCCAATGATTGCTTATTACAGCACTCGTTAGGATGTTATTGGGCTGACTTGAGCTGTTTGCTAATTGTTCTGCTTAGATGATCGGCGTCTAGAAATTGATCGAAAAATAATTGAAACTTTACAAAAAAGTCTCCGAAGCCACCTTAAATGTTGCTATGGAAATTCCCAAATATCTTGATGTTTGATAATAACTAGATTCCTCAGTAAGTGCTGTTGATTACCAAACGCCCAAATATATTTTATTCTCATTTATGATAGGAGATTTACTAATTATTATAACCATAAACCCTTAAAAATTGAAGCAAGCCCTTGTTGCTTCAGCATATTTTATGATGCTATCCGGAAAAAATCTCACATAGCTTTTCAACAGCATAACTGGATTTTATTACTTTATGAAACTGATAAAAATTCTGCATATGTCTTTTTCACTCAACTAAGTACGCCGATAAAAGACCTCGTTCAAAAAACCCAACGTTTGACCATTTACTTTTCCTTTTCCTTTTCCTTTTCCTTTTCCTTTTCCTTTTCCTTTTCCTTTTCCTTTTCTAGCGCAGCAGACACCATTGCCTTACTTAATACCAACTCCGACTGGAGGTTATCATTAATTTTATACAGTGCATAATTTTCATAGTGATTATGGTACCCCTCAGCAACCAAGAAATTCTCAAAGAACTCTTTAGACAGATCCTGAACCATATTTCCTCTAAAGGGCGTTTTACCTGCAATTAGGCCACCTCTATCAATAACCACATCCTTGCTTACGCCTCCAATAAGATAGGAAAAAATAAATGCCATTCTATCTGTAAGAATAATATCATTAAATCTCACGGTGTTCGTATATAATCTTTCCTCTAAAGAGGCCATGGTTACTGGACTTTCCACATCACACTCAATTATCTCCCCAGACATTGTGGTTATCGAAAAGAACAATGATTCAAAAACATCAATTCCGATAGGCCCATTTTTATCGTATATAGCACTATATTTAGGTATATCTATTAGCTTTGCTTCATACCCCTTCAAAATTAGTGGCTCATCAAACTTAACCAATTGAATTCTGCCTTTATTACCAATGCGAAGAAGTATTGAAGAAATTACAATCGAGTTATCTCTCTTGTTAGCAATGACAAGATTTGTAACATGCGTTGCATATATTCTACTTGTGCTGACACTATAAGAAACACATATTTTTCTAGATACTTTCTGATAACCAAAATAAATAGTAAAACCAGTGGCAATGACAGTGAGGAGTTTAATATCAAACGCCGAATAGACCCATGCCAACATATCTATAACTTTTTGATTAATCATTTCTCATCCATCTATCGGTAAAATCATCTTTGAGCCCTAACATACACGTGGATTATAGATTACCTTGCAACTTTGTTCGATTCGTATATTCTAAATTTACTCGCTATTTTTACCACCTTACTTCATGATTGTGAGATGACTTAGCCGTAGCGAACTGCCAGAAAAAACCCGCATGCAGCGGGTTATTTTTAAATAAGATTCAAACAAGTTTAAGCAAATTTCTTGGATTGGGCACTGTGCGATTTATCGAGAATAACTCCCTGATCAATCCCTGACTTAAACCAGTTTTCATGAGAATATTCATCCATGTTGCATCATCCAGCATTTCAATCGCCTCGGCTAACATACTAGGTTCTTCCGAGCGAATAAATTCATCTCCGGGTTCAACTTTTGTATATCCTTTAGAGTTCAGGTGCATATAACCTGTTCTTGCCTGTTCCTGTGTAAGTAGTCCCAGAGTAGTTGCTCGATAGATACACATTTTAAGACTGATCTTCCACCTAAGCTTAAATTCAACCAAGGCGCTCCAATCAAATTGCCTCCCTCTAATCCGAGGAAACTCTTTAATGAAGGACAAGCGCGGAACAAGTAATGCGCTCGAAAAACGATCTGCTTGTGATTCGGTCAGTTTATCACCTGTAGTTATACCTTCGTGCATAACCAAGTGCCCCAACTCGTGGCCTAAATCTGAACGAAATCTACATATGCTCTTTTTTACGTTATTCCGGATGATTACTGGTCTGTTGTTGTGGACAGTAAAAGCATCAACACGATCATCTACCCCTGTCACATGAGCAACAATAACCCCCAAACTTTCAGCTAGCTTAACCATTGACGATATCGGTCCCAGACCTAAATTCCATGCTCTTCGACAGTCTTCCGCTACGCGTTCAATATCATTTGGCGTCAGCAATTCAGCACCAGGGTGCTCTGGTATGCAAACCTCAGGGAACTCAATTTCACCCTCAACAGCAGAAATTATAATGTTTAGAATCTCGGCTCTAGCCAGAACACTATTGGTTAGTGTTTGAGTCCTCGATTTTTTACTCCGAAAATGACATACATCACTTTCTAAAGCATACTTCCGTTCGGTAAAAAGGAAATCAGAGTTAATCATTAATGCAGATGAAATCAGTTCTAACAATTGCTCTGATGGTTTGAATCCTTTTTCCATCTTACTGACAAATTGTTTTGTTTTACCAATTTTGTCCGCTAACTCTTCGCAAGAAAGCCCAATAGCCATTCTGGCTAATTTGAGCTTATCCCCACGATACTCTGCAAAGTCATTCACCTGATGTTCCATTACTACTCACATCCAAATCTTGATCTTTTTTACGACGACGAAGTGAGGCTTTGCCGATCTCAGCTTCATCCGGCAGGGTATTGGTATCAAGGGACATAAGTGGTGCTGAAGCCGTAGACTGGTGTGAAACCATACTGACTTGGGCACCATATGCGTTAAAACCAACTAAAGCTACCTCCCAACGGGGCAAGGTTGATTCCAGCTCGCCATCTTCTTCATCGGATATAAATGGCTCGGCGATGATCCGCCATGTAATGTCTTGCTCGGCTTCAGTTTCACCGAATAATGAAAGTTGCTCATGCTCCACTTTATTTCGAAGAAGGCGATGTTTCTTCTTAGGGTTATTGATGCAATCTTTGGAGAATTGCAGCGGCACTTTATTTAACGCAACCACATAGTCCAGTCCCTTAGAGACCATTTCAAGACCTTGAAGCTCGCCTTCACTCTGAATAAGATGATTCCTGACCCAGTCATAAGCTCTTACACCCTCAGACCAGTTGCTGTCCAATGTGTGCTTGTGATAGTACAGTTGCTCAAGTACGTTAGCGATCTCGGCCAACAGTTGGCGAACATTGTTTTCAGCGAGGTATGGCTGAAATTCCCAACAAGGTGCTAGTTGATTGTAACTCATTGCAAGTTTCGCTTTTTTTGGGATTTGTAAACCATATATTTTCGCACTTCTTTGATTTTGTCAACCAAACTAATCGAAATACTCGCAAAACCGAGATAATGCAAAATCTATCAGCATCAGGCTTTCCAGCTCGAGAATGCGTTTGATGCGGTTTTATCATGCTGCCTCCCTGCGATGTGTGTAGCGCTTAAGGTCAAAGTCGATAACAGCCCGCTGGTCGCGGAAGACGCCGCAGCGCCCGTGGCGTATAAGTTTCCCCTGCTCTACGGCAGCCCGGATGTATTTCTCAGCAGTGGAGCGGTGCAGGCCGAAAATGGCGACGACATCGTTTGTCGTTGCGCGGCCATGCGTTTTCACCAGCTCTATAATCCAGGCGATGAACAGGGTGCGCTCGCGTTGAGTTTTTGGTCTTGGCATACTCACTCCCTTCTCACTTCACAGCCCGCAGGTGCGATACGTTCCCGCGATAGCTTGCCCAGTCGAAATTGACCCAGATGCCGCCGTCCATCCGAAGCCGATCCACGACTCGCGCGCCGAGTGTGGCTACCAACTCGTCGTAATTCAGGTTGCTCAGAATGCCGACCGGCCGCATCGAGGAGAGCCGACGGTCAATCACCTGGTTGATGATCACCTTCTCGCCGCTGGAGCCGCGCTGGATGCCAACTTCGTCCAGCACCAGGAGATCGACGTTACACAGGTCGTTAAGCAGCGCTGATTCAGACTGTCCGCCGTCGTAGCACTCGCGAACACGGAGCATCAGGTCAGGGATGGTCACCACCAGAACGGAGTGCCCAGCTGCCAGCAGGTGGTTGCCGATCGCCGCCGCCAGATGATTCTTGCCGGTGCCAGGAGCGCCGCTGAACACGAAGCTTGCGAATCCGCCGCCGCCAAAGTTTTGCGCGTAGCTCTTAGCCATGCTGTAGGCCTGACGCTGTTCCGGGCCTGATACTTCGTAGTTCGCGAACGAACAGCTGCGGTGAAGCGCCTGTATTCCGGCACGACCAAAAATCTTCTCCGAGCGGGCCCGCTGGTTCTGTTTCTCGATTTGCTGGCAGTGTTTACGGCCTTCTTCCTGCTGCCAGGCCTGCCACTCTGCGACGCTGTTGAATTTCGGCTGCACGCTGGCCGGGATAAACTTACGCAGGCGCTCAAGTGCACTGCCGGTGCCGATTGCGTTTTTCATGGTTACCCCCTGAAGCCCGTCGGAATTTTTTTGTCTGGCTGGGAAATGTGATTCACATCCCGGGCCGCCTTGCGGTTGTTAAGACCGAATTTTGGCTTGAACAGCCCCTGATACCCGTTCGCGATACTGGTGTTGATCACAGCTACCGGATCGTGACCTTCGTCCAGGCACTCTTTCAGCAGACGGAACGCTTTGGTGACGGTCAGTTCAGTTTTGATGGCTTTGCCAGACTGCTGACGGTAAGCGACCCACTCATTCCAGTACGACGCATCCAGCCATTCAGGAACCGGGATACTCAACGGATCAAACTTCACCTTCCCCCCTGGGGGATTAGAGGGGGTTAGATCTGTATTTATATTTGTCTTTGGAAGAATGTCTTTGGTGTTCCCTGTTTTCAGGGATACCTTTCCCTGTTTTCGGGGATAACCATCCCTGTTTTCAGGGATGGTTTGAGGGGTATTTTTGCCATCCCCGTTTTCAGGGATAGCTGTCCCTTTTTTCAGGGATAACCATCCCTGTTTCTGGGGATTGTAGACACTGACTTCAGGGACCGAGAGAACCCATGTGACAGCTTCAGCAGCAGGGAAAGTCACTGGGCATCTTGTACAATTTGGCTTGGTGTAAGCCCATTTATCCAGGTTAGTATTAATCCCTATGTATCTGGTTTGCCCGATGCGGCGCAGGATGATGATGTTCCGATAGGCGAGGCTCAGCACGGCCTCAGAAACGTGCTTCACCTTCAGCGTCGTTTTATCGGCAATGAGACTGTTAGCGATCCGGTCTGATTTTTTGGACCAGCCATAGGTCAGCCGAACGATGGCATTCAGTACCCGGAATTCGCGCCCGGATAGCTCAACGATACACAGGGCATCCTGGATCTGATTGGCTAAACGAAGATAGCCATTTTCCAGATCAGCCATGCGGCTCTCCTGTTGCTCCTGCTTTGGAGCGGGGAATTTGATAACTTCAGCGGTATTTGACATACTCATCTCCGCAATTACGCTCTGTTTTTGCATCAGAAAGCCGTTGGTGTTCGCGCACCGCGGCTTTCGCCATTTTTGAACTCGTCAAATTGCACCTCCAAGCATCGTCGTGACCATCGCCATAATTGGCGCAACTGAATCCGGTCCATCCAGCAGGTACTTAGCAACTATGCTTTCGCTGATCTCTTTCCAGCGTTCCTGTTTGGGGGCTTTGAGAACGACTGCCTGAATGGCCTCGGCATCCTCTTTCACCGACTTGGCGATGCGAAGCGCGAAGCTGTCGTGCTTAACAACCCGATCCCGGTACGCCAGCGGCAAAACCGAAATGATGACCGGCTCCAGTTGCTCGACGTTCGCCCGGTAGACTGGAGACTTCTCCTTGTTATCCAGCCATCGAAACAGTTTCACATTCCACACATCGGCATTGCAGCTGGTGTCGATCCCTACCAGCCCCGCCTCTTCAACCGCCTCTTTGATTGCCAGGGCTACAGCCACACGCCCATCTGCCGCCGCCCAAGCGCGAACGGCAGAACAGATGGCGCGGTGATCAATCTTTTGGTCATCCCTCTCATTCTGTTGAAACTGGAATGTCAGGCGCTCTGCTGTCGCTCTGTTATTCTGTTGAAAAGAAAGTGTTTGCATTTTTAAGTCCTCTTTTGGGCGCCCTCTACAGGACACACGTTTGCAGGAGTGTATTCGGGCCAGATTCGCATCCATTTTTCTGGCAGGCAGTCTGCACGGTTAACAACACCGTTCGTGAATCGCTCAATTTCGATGGCTCTCTCCGGCGAAATTGCCGAAGTAGACGAGGCCATCTGAGAGAGATAAGGCATCGAAATACCCAGCTTTTTAGCCAAACATTTGGCGTTGCCGCGCTGCTGGGATAAATAATCTTTGAGTTGCATATATGCGCTCCAGGTAAGGTGTAGCATGAGTTTACTAATTACTAAACCTTTTAGTCAAGTATTTGCTTGTTTAGCATTAACTAATCAAAATACGCACATGAGCACAGCAGATATCCGTAGGAAGCAGCTAAAGGCATGGTTTGCCGATAAGTCGCTACCAGAAAAAGAGAAGAGCTATTTATCACAACTGATAAATGGTAAGGCCTCCTTTGGTGAAAGAGCCGCACGAAGAATCGAGCGCGACTATGGGATGCGCGCCGGGTATCTGGATACTGATGAGCAGCATCCTGACAAGGCCATCAATGATACCGTTCTTCTGGTTGACGAGATGGAACTGCTTTTGCACTACCGTGCTTTTCCAGACTCTGAAAAGAAGGCTGTTCTTCAGGAATTCAAAGCTAAACACGACAAGTACAACAAGCTTTTCCAAGAGCTGCTGGCTTCCCGTAATAAGTAAACTATTCATTGATAACTGAACCGCCTTTAGGGCGGTTTTTTTATGCCTTTAAATCCCCTCTAACCACAAATAAGCCCCTCCACTCATCCGTTTAGTACGAACTTAACAATTTTGTTTATTATTTACTTTACATAATGGTTTAGTAATGAGTAAACTTGGCCCATCAACAACGCGCTGCGTTGCTCCGATAAACGTTCTGGCAGCCGGGAAGACGGCAAGGGATTTGAGATGAAAATTAATCCAGCAGTACCAAACAGCGGTCGCGCCGTTCCAATGCGCAACCAACGTACCGGCGCAGCATGGCTGGTCTCTTTTAACTACAGCGAAGGCATGTACTGGCACGAACCGCAGGGCAACCTGCGCCACATCCGCAGCCCGTATGCATCACGCAATATTGAACCGCATCTGGTTCCGGCAGGTACACACTGATGGGCACCTTATTCGCTCTCGTCCTGAACATCGGCATGACCAATGGTGAATTTCAGGATGTCGTTCTCGATGTTTATGACAGTCAGCAGCAATGCGAGCAGGCCGCCATCGAACAAAAGGTTTCTGGAGATTGCTATCCGGTAGAACGGATCGTCCGCAGTGACGAAGTGCCAGCGGAAACCACGGTTAAGTTCTGAGGAGATGATGATGCAGAAGACATGCGCGTACTGCCGCAAACCAGTCGAGCCCGGGAAAGAAATCAAAAACGTATTGATCTTCATCCGCGGCGCCCAGCTGGCGCGCGAACAACGTAATTACTGTTCTACTCGTTGCGCTTCGTACGACCAGATGGCCCACGAAGCCTAACGTAAAACCCGCGCAAGGCGGGGTCTACGTCCGGTGCCACCGACCAAAGTTACACCGGAATTTATACCAAAACCAAAAACACACCCAATGGGCGCTATCTCTGGCCCAGGGATCTTACATCCAAAAATGAGGATCTGACATGGAATTTTTCCATCTGCTTAAGGCCAGTCAGAAGTCTGGCAAGAAAGATGCGGTGATTTGGTTCACTGCGAAAAGTGCAGCGCGCGCCGCCTTGACGCTCGATGTCGCGCTGGAAGACGCCGACATCGAAACTGGGCGCGGTAAGGACTACGCCAAGCCTGTACGCACCGATATGCCGATTGTTGACGACCTGCCAGAAGAAGGCGTGATTGATTACACCTGGTGCGAGCGCTACACCCTGGCCGACGACCAGCGCACCTGGAACGTGATCCCGGGTGCCGCATCTCAGAGCGAAACCACCACCACCCCGGACAGTACCACCAGCGATGAAAATCAGCCTGCCGCAGCGGTAACTGCCACTGATACTCCTGATGAGCCTTACTGGTATGAGAACGGCTTACGGGTACTCAAAAACGGCGATGAGTTTACTCGTTACGCAGTATGCAAACTGCCATTCCGTCAACAGCTGCTGGCTCAACTGACGGTGGACGAACTGCGCCATCATGTCACCCGCGGCGAACATGTGGAACTTCATGCGCTGGAGATGGATACCGACAACAGCTATGTCCAGACGCTTCTGCTTGCTGCTGAAAGCTGCGCTGAGATTAAGGCTTTCGATACCAAAGACCTTTGGCGCTATACCAATGCCATTCGGAAAGTGTTCAGCATGGATAAGCGCCATGAGCTGGCTCTGCTGCTGCAGTTCACTAAAGCCTGGGTAGCCACCCCCTATATCGACCGCGGGATCCTGACGCGCGAATGGGCCGCAGGTAACCGCATCAGCCACGTGCAGCGCACAGATGCAGGCACCAATGCCGACGGCGGGTATGTAACTGACCGCGGCGCAGATGCGCATCACACCCTGGAAACCCTCGATCTGGAGATCGCCTGCGCCCTTCTGCCCATGGACTTCAACCATCTGGAAATCCCCGGCAGCATCCACCGCCGCGCCAAAGAGATTGTCGCGAACAAAGAAGAACCATGGAAATCATGGAGCAAAATCCTGCGCAACCAGCCAGGTGTTCTGGCTGTCAACCGCGCGGCCATCTTCAACCTGGTTCGCATCGCGCCGGAGAATATCCACCTGACGCCAGTTGCGCATCTGGAGTTCGTGAACCAGACGATGACGGCTGAATTCAATGCTGCAACTGAGCTGATGCCTATTCATGCCAACAATGCTCAGCCGCAGGAAGCTGTTACCCAAGAAATGGTCGATGAAGCATGGCAGGAGGTTGATGAAACGCTGGAAGAGCTTCATGCCGCATATAACCCAAGCGAACATAAACGCCCTGGACGTGCACTTTCTATTGTGGATCAAATGCGTCAACGCGCTGCTGACGAAAAGCTCCACCCGGAAAAAAATGAGGCGACCATTGCCGACAGCCAGCCGCAGGTCGCGAACCTCGGCGGCGGCGTGTTCTCTATCGAGGGCTTGATGGGTACAAATAATGACCCGGTCATCAATACCCCCTCAAACGCAGTCGAAAAAACGGAAACAGTAACGGAGACCACCAGCGATGTGCAGATGGAAGAGACTCACCCGGCGAAAGGAGAAAGTGTTGGCGCGGTTCCACCAGGCGAAAGCGCTGATGCAGATGATCCGCAAACAGATGCCCTGAATTCGTCCGAAGTTCTGGTCGCCGCTGCGCCGAGCCTGGCTAACCAGGAACAGGCCGATGTGAACCAAAATGCGGAAAATGCGTATCAGGATGACGATTCCGCGCATCAAAACACACCAGAAGTGAATCAGATCGAGCCAGAAGCGCATCAGGCCGAACCAGAAGCCGAATACCCAGCGTACTTCGAACCTGGCCGCTATGAGGATCTGCCAAATAATGTGTATCACGCAGCAAACGGGATCAGCAGCACCCAGGTGAAGGATGCACGTGTAAGCCTGATGTACTTCAACGCGCGCCACGTCGCCAAAACCATCCCGCGCGAAGGCTCCAAAGTGCTGGATATGGGTAACCTGGTGCATGCGCTGGCGCTGCAGCCGGAAAACCTCGATGAGGAGTTCAGCGTGGAGCCGGTGATCCCGGAAGGGGCATTCACCACCGCGGCGACCCTGCGTACCTTTATCGATGCGCATAACGCCAGCCTGCCAGCGCAGTTGAGTGCCGACGACATCAAGGTGCTGCTGGAAAAGTACAACGCCACCCTGCCCGCGCCGGTGCCGATGGGCGGCAGCCTGGAAGAAACAGCTCAGAGCTATATGACGCTGCCAGCTGAATCCCAGCGTATCGAGGCTGATCAGAAACAGACTGCTGCCGCGATGAAAGCCTGCATCAAAGAGTACAACGCCACCCTGCCCGCGCCGGTGAAAACCAGCGGCAGCCGTGATGCGCTCCTCGAGCAGCTGGCGATCATCAACCCTGACCTGGTGGCGCAGGAAGCGCAGAAACCCGCACCGCTGAAAGTGTCTGGTACCAAAGCGGAGATGATCCAGGCGGTTAAGTCCGTGAAGCCGGATGCGGTATTCGCTGACGAACTGCTGGATGCGTGGCGCGAGAACCCGGGCGACAAGATTCTGGTGACCCAGCAGCAGATGCAAACAGCGCTGGCCATTCAGAAAGCGCTGCATGAGCACCCGACCGCCGGGAAACTGCTGCTGCACCCTGATCGCGCTGTTGAGACGAGCTATTTCGGTATCGATGAGGAGACCGGGCTGGAAATCCGCGTGCGCCCGGATCTGGAAATCGACATCGACGCCGTTCGCATCGGGGCCGACTTGAAAACCATCAGCATGTGGAACGTGAAGCAGTCCGGTCTGCGCTCTCGACTGCACCGTGAAATCATCGACCGCGATTATCACCTCAGCGCGGCAATGTACATGAACACCGCGGCGCTGGATCAGTTCTTCTGGATTTTCGTTAACAAAGACGAGGGTTATCACTGGATCGCCATCGTTGAGGCCAGCGAAGAACTGATTGAGCTGGGCATGCTCGAATATCGCCAGACCATGAATAGCATCGCTAACGCTTTCGACACTGGCGTGTGG